TAGTGGGTAGGGTACCTTGCATGGTTGTGGGACAAATCAATAAAGGCGATAGATTGGTTACCAGTGACATACCCGGTGTGGCCATGCGAATGCCTGCCAACACAACCATTTCGGGTGTGCTAATTGGTAAAGCTTTGCAAAGTTATGATTCGGATCAACCAGGTGTAATTGAAGTAGCTGTCGGCCGATCATAATAAAATTGTGAGCAGCATTGTGACTAATTACACGATGCTATCATGACTATATTTCAAACAATCAAACGCCACGGATTGGTAAAATCCACAGTGGATGCAGGCGGAAGTTTGCATCCACTGGTTATTCCTTCTAAAATAACCAATGGCACTGGCCTCATGAATCCCAGTGTGTATATGGATCATGGAGTTTTGATGTGCAATATTAGGCATGTCAACTACACTCTTTATCATTCAGAAATCAAAAAATTCCAACATCGATATGGACCTTTGCAGTATTTGCATCCAGAAGATGACCGACATCTGCGTACCTGGAATTATTTGGCCATACTCAATGAAGATTGCTCCATAAGACATGTGGTTTCGGTAGATACTACCAAGCTAGATGTCGAACCCATTTGGGAATTTGTAGGGCTAGAAGATGCTAGACTTTTCCGTTGGGAGAACAAGTTGTATCTTTCGGGAGTTCGACGAGATACCACTACCAATGGTCAGGGTAGAATGGAACTCAGTGAAATCAAGGCCAAAACTGCCTACGCTTCCGAGATCAGTAGAGTGCGTATTCCTGCCCCAGGCGCTGACAATTCATATTGTGAAAAAAATTGGATGCCCATACTGGATCAACCCTATCATTATGTAAAATGGTCGAATCCTACCGAAGTGGTCAAGTACGACCCTAACACCAATATCACAACCACTGTACATCTCAATCAAAACAGTTATATGCCGAACTTGCCAGATTTTAGGGGAGGCAGCCAATGCATACCCTATGACAATCATTATTTGGCAGTTGTGCATGAAGTTGACCTTACCAAACACGAAACCGGTCAAAAAGACGGTGTTTACAAACATAGATTTGTAGTTTGGGATAGAGATTGGAACTTGATTCGATACACCGATAACTTTAGTTTTTTAGGAGCAGACATTGAATTTTGCTGTGGTGCAGCTTGGGTCAAAGATCAGTTGTTGATCAGTTTTGGTTTTCAAGACAATGCAGCATTTATTTTGAAAATGCCTAAATCACATTTGGATCAGCTGATATGGGGTAAAGAATCAATTACTCACACTGTAAATTCTGCCAGCTATGGGCAGTTGAATTGGGGAAAGATTGTTCAACACAAATGGTTTCACAAACAGTTAGAGTCAGAAATTTTTGAACATGATGTGTACCAACGATTTTTTCCGGTAGAACCTGGCGATGTTGTGTTAGATCTAGGTGCCAGCATGGGAGTGTTTCCGTATGCTATCAAGCATATACCTTTGGCAAAGCTGATTTGTGTGGAAGCTGACAAGGACTTAGCCGATACCATGCAAGAAAATTTTGCTCGGCACAAAATCACAGCCGAAGTGGTGCCCAAGGCCTTTGGCGGAGTTGACGGTAATAGCTACATCACAGGCAAATTTGATCCTAACAAAATGCATATCAGCGATGGTACCGATGGCGAAGTCATGGATACTATAAGTTGGCCAACTCTAAAATCACAATTCGGCATAGACAAAATAGATTTTCTCAAGACTGATTGCGAAGGTGCCGAATATAACTTATTCAATGATGAAAATTTTGATTGGGTGTTGGCCAATGTTAATAAAATCTCTGGTGAATTTCATCTTCATACACCCCATCAAAAGAAACAATTTAGACACTTTAGAGACACCTATCTCAAGGCCATGCCCAATCATGAAGTGCTCAGTCTCGACTATGTAGACATCAAATGGTCTGTGTGGGATGATTGGTTTATTGAAAAATACAGCGCCATAAATCTCTACATCGACAACCGTGATAAAACTCAACAAGTGCCAGTAGCATTGACAAAATTAGAAAAATGGCAACACTATCCTGCACCAACTCTTGAAATTACTACCATTATTTCTGAAAAAGGCTGTGTGGTTGACTGCGTGTTTTGCCCACAACGAACGCTAGAAAAAGTTTATTCCGGAGATCGAATTCTCACCTTGGACAAATTCAAACTGGCTGTGGATCGTGTGCCTCAGGATGTGAGAATTACCTTTGCTGGATTTACAGAACCATGGATGAACAAATATGCCACAGACATGGTTCTGTATGCTCACGAACAAGGACATCCAGTGAGTGTGTTTACCACTGCTGTGGGTCTCAGTGTCGAGGACTGCGAAAGAATAGCACACATACCATTTGCTGGCAATCCCAATGGTGGGTTCTGCCTGCATCTACCAGATTCAGAACTGTTGGCCAGACATCCTATCACACCCAGCTTTTTGCGCACTCTAGAATGGTTGCGTGATAATCAACACCGTATTCAAAATTTTCAAATCATGAGTATGGGTTCTGAGCTGCATCCTCAAATCAAACATATATTTGAAACAGCGCCATATTACCAAATGTACAGCCGTGCGGGCAACTTGCATCGTGAAGCTTTGCTCAAGCCACAATTGATCAAGCTCAAAGACCGTTGGAATGCCATAGAACATGAAGATCGTCATCGTACCTGCGGTTGTGTGGAGCATCTCTATCACAATGTGTTGTTGCCCAATGGTGATGTAAGCCTGTGTTGCATGGATTATGGACTGGATCACATCCTAGGCAATCTGTTTGAACAAAGCTACGAAGACATAATACCGCAAGCACAAACCTGCTTTGATTTATGTAATCATTGCGAAAATGGTGTAACCCCAAAATCACAGGTCATAAATTTCATAAAATGAAAAATCTAGACTCTTTCATTCAAGACAACAACAATGCTGATATAAATTTTGCACTGGGCCAAGAGTATGAATCTATAGGACAAACTGGTGCTGCTATCAGTTTCTACCTGAGAACTGCCGAGCGCAGTAAAAACGATTTACAGCAGTATCACGCTTTGATACGGATGGCACTGTGTTTTGAGAAACAAAAAACTCGAGACGATACTGAATCGGTAATATTACAAAAAGCCATTGTGCTGCTGCCTAAAAGGCCAGAAGCATATTTTTTGCTAGCTAGGTTATATGAATGGCAGAAACGCTGGGCTGAAAGTTATTTTGTAGCCGGAGTAGGTTGTGCTTCGGCAGATTTTGATCTAGATACGTTGGCCAGCGATGTGCAATATCCGGGTGAATACGGGTTGGTCTTCCAAAAAGCTGTGGCTCTCTGGTGGGTAGGCAACTGCGACGAGAGCCGTGAATTGATGTATCATCTCAAAGTCAGCTATGACATGGATGATCTACATCGTCAGGCTGTGGAAAATAATCTCAAAAATCTTGGATTCCCGCACACTCAAACGCTTTATGATCGATCATTGGAATCGCACATAAGGTTGACTTTTCCGGGCCTGGAAAGAATATCAACCAATCACAGCCAAAGTTTTCAAGATCTGTTTGTTTTGGCAGCAACTCAAGGCCGCCAAGGCGGCACTTATCTAGAAATAGGCAGTGCAGAGCCATTCAAAGGCAACAATACTGCACTGTTGGAAACAGAATTTGGTTGGCGCGGCCTCAGCATAGACTTTGATCGCAACAAAGTAGAACAGTTTATGGAGCAGCGTAAAAACTGGGTATTGTGTGTGGATGCTACCAAAGTAGATTATGCCAAGGTTTTAGACAGCTTTGGCTTGCCAACAGAAATTGATTATCTACAGGTCGATTGTGATCCTCCTGAAATTACCTATGAAATTCTCAAAACTATTCCATGGCACACGCACAAGTTTGCTGTGATAACTTTTGAGCACGATTTCTATCATAACAGTACCATCAAGCAACTCAGTCGAGATTTTCTACTTGGCAAAGGCTATGAGCTGGTGGCCAGTGACATTGCATACAATCAAGTGCACAGTTACGAAGATTGGTGGGTACATCCTGATTTGGTTCCAGCAGGAGTAATTGACAAACTGCGGGACACCTCAGATGAATTGAAGTTTGCTAAAAGTTATTTGTTTCCAAGCGCAGATACTCCACGCGCTAGTAAAAAACCTCGAGCAGTTGAATTTGCTCCGGCGGTCATACGTTGCGACAAAGTAAATCCTGAATACATGCCAGGTGTTTGGATTGTAGACAATTTTTATCGTGATCCAGACGCTGTCAGGCATTTCGCACTAGAACAACAGTATCAAATCAACAACGACGGTGAGCAAGGCTATATAGGCCGACGCACCTATGAACAATTTTTGTTCCCCGGACTCAAAGAAGAATTTGAACGAATCATGGGAACAAAAATTACTAAATGGCAAGAATACGGGATGAATGGCAGATTTCAAGTGGCCAAGGCTGGAGAACCTTTGGTTTATCATTGTGATTTGCAAAAATGGGCAGGCATGCTCTATCTCACCCCCAACGCTCCTTATCAGTGCGGTACGTCAACTTGGGCACGCAAAGGCACAGACATTAGGCACAACAAACACCCTGACATAATGAAATGTTTTTTACCTGGATCGCGAAATTTTGATCGCACACTGTTTGAGCCGGTTGATGTGTTAGGCAATGTGTACAATAGACTGGTGATTTTCAACGCCGGATACGTGCACTCCGCCAGCGAATATTTTGGATTCAATGAACAAAATGCCAGGTTATGGCATATGTTTTTCTTTGACTAATTGGTAGATTGTGCCACAGCAGCCAATTTTATCTGTATAGAATCTATGTTTACTGTGGACCAAAGTCCTGGGTGTAACGGGCGTGGCCATGTGCCAGCAGCAATCCAGGCATAGCCTGTGTGTTCGTGATTGAGCTCTGGTTGAAATTCTCTGTCAATCACAGCTACCCAGGTATTGTATTCAAACACTCCGTCTGCTGATGTAAATTTTTCTATAGGGATTAATCTTGAGTCATCGGGCCATTGTTTCAGTTCTTCTGTGCATTCTCTTTGCATGGCATCCAACAAAGTTTCTCCTGCTTCGACTTTCCCTCCAGGCAGTCCCCAAGTGTTAGAGTGTTTGGGATCGGTGCGCAAAACATATAGAAATCTTTTGGTTTGCCGACTGTAAAACCAAACGCCAACAGCTTTTATAGAACCAGCTGCCACGCTCCCCCTGGGTAAACTCCTTGATAGCTCTTTATCCATTCACTGCCAGTCCATTCGTATTGTATTCCAGTAGTTATGTTGGTTACATATTGCACGGCAGTTTCGTCGCCGCTGACAAAAACTCTCACCCAACGAAAACCATTATATTGAATAATGTCATTGGCCTCAGCTACCATGGGTTGATTATCAACTCCTGCCCACGCAGTAGCAAAGTAAGGATCGGTGAAGTTACTGCCCGAACCTTCGGTCAGTAGATACCGTGTTCCTGTGACTGGGGCAGGCAAACCAACTCCGGGTCCACTGAGCAAGGGATTGATAATGGCACTAATGGCTAGGATTGTGTTTTGCGGTGCGGTGTCTTGGTCAACATCAAAAAATACCAATCGGTCGTCGTTGGGGTCAATAACAATGGTTCCTACAATAGCCGGACTAGTGTCATTGGCACCAATAGGTGGACGATTCAATCGAATTTGACTGATACCTGGACGTAAAACTCCCAGCGCTCCTATCACAGCAGGCCATAACAATGGACTATCGGACACTAAACTGGTTGGATTCAAATCTTCGTAGCTGCCATTAGGCACAACAGTTTTTTCAGGCAGAATTTGAATCTTGTTGTTTATTACTACCAACTTGTAACTCCATGGAGTAAACATCTGCCTGGTTCCCAGTAGCAAATCATTGTTGGTTATGGCGTCTACTGCATTGCCTTGGGCGTCGAATATGCCAGCAATTATGCGTTCTACCACACCCAGTTTTTTGATCTTGGCCGGCGATGATATCCAAATAGGCATGCTAAAAGTAAGTGTGGCAATGTCAATGGGATTTTCTGTGCCTACAGGAATGGTTCGGCTAGTCCAATTTACACGATCCAAGTACATCACTGAAAGACTGGTCCAATCAATATAATTGTCAGTTGACTGTATTTCTAAACTGGGATTGAACAGTGTGAGTATTTGTTCCAACAACTGCAGTTTTTGACTGGTGTTGGATGTCCAGATGTCTAGATTCATTGTAAGCTTGTAAGGTACGGGCATCAGTCGTTCTACGGTAAAAGCATTACCTTGTGTGGTTTCATAAGTTTCGGTAGCCTCATCGTAGGTTCTTTGTCGCACTGCAAAACGATCCACAAAGTAAGGCTCTTGTATTCTGGGACGGTCATATTCCAGTGCAGTGATATAGAATGTCATCAATGGGGTGGATGGTAAAGCACTGGCAGAATTTTCTTGTATGATGGTTTGAGGATTGCGACTGGCATCGCCATAGCGAACTGGTACTCTCAACAGACCAGCCTCGTTCACACCATCAGTTTCGTTACTGTACATTACTTGAAAACCAGAAAATACTCTGGTGAATTGCAGTAAGAACCTGCGTATTTGTTCGTCATAAAAATATTGAGAAACCATTTGTGTTATCTTGAATAAGGTGGTGGCGGATTGGGCGGCAAATTACCACCTTGGTCGCCGTTATCGGCTTTGGGCCGCAGTGCCTCGCTTAAACTCTGTCGCTGTGGTATGGCACCCATGTCATTGGTATTGGTAGTGTATGTATTGTTGACAAAGCCTGAGCGTAGAGTTTGATTAACTGGACCGTTGTCCAGTTGTGTACGAACTTTTTCCTCAATCTTGATCCACCTCCGCCCATCATATCTAAACAGGCGATTGGGTTTGTAATCCAATCTCAAACAGTAATCGCCAGATACAGGACTGGCAGGAAAACTCACACCGGGGGTAACCGGAAAACCATTGGGAGGTATACCGTCGCCAGTGAGATAGCCAGCAGTGTATCCATCAGCTCGGGGAGTGACATTTTGTCCACCTTGAGTGCCATCCACTGTTACTGTTGATCCCGCACCTAGACCTACCGGATTGGCTGGCTCACCGTCTTCGAGAGTGGGCACTATGTAGAAATCTTTTACATCATAGCCTGAAGTAGGCACCTCTACGTTGGCCTGTGCCAGAATTGCGTCGTTGATTTCATAGTCCTTGGGTCTGGTACTTTGCATGTCAGATATTGAAGGAGGTTCATATTCCATCCAATAGATGGTGTTGCCGATCTCTGTTCCTGCGGGCACATTTTGGATGGCACGGTAGTAAACATCACCGTAGTTTACAATAGATCCCATGGGATAAAAATCACCTGGATCCCAAATGTACTCGGCCACAAAAGGTTTATCCAAAATGTCTTTATACTCTTGAGCATTGGTCAACGGCGAGGCTTTTACTCGCCAAAGATGTGGTTGCCAAGTCACAGAAAAACCTTCAGACGCAAATGCTGCATCTTGCACCACATAGTATCTTGGCAAAGCCAAGGGCAAGGCTGTGTTCAACGGATTGTAGTCTTTGAGATTGGGTACTTCTAAAACGTCGCCTACCATAAGCTTGCGGCCAAAGGTATCAAGCATGTCGTTATAATGAAAGGTAATGAACAATGTATCTGTGTTCAAAAACAAACCAAATTGCGTGAGATCAAAATCTACATCTTGTACACGATAAACTCCCCGCATGACATAGATATCTGGATCGTAGATACGATCTCGATTTTCTAAAAGTAGTAAATCTTGGATATTGAGTACATCCAAATCTTCGTAGATGGGCTGAGTGGCATCCCCGTTACCTGACAGTGCAGAATCTTGCCCGCCGGTCTGTGGACCCATGTATTTGTGCACAAAGATGTCAAGACCTCCCACTGTGTACATTTCTGAAATGGTACGATCTAGAAATTGGTAATCTCGAGTGCGATTGGGACGATAAAGGCTAAGCCGTGGCATAATTGAGTATTTATGGGCAGGTTGACCGGATATTGGCAAGGTGCTATAATTGCAATCAAAGGAGCCTGTATGAAATCTGCTGCCGTGATCAAACCTCTTAATCCGCGCAATCCTGACACCAAATACGTAGGCGAAGAACCGCGGTGGGCAGTGCAGCCCACAGATACCAGACTTAGCTCATTGACCAGAGCTTTCAACTGGTACGGTTATTTTTACACCAAAAAAGAAGCCAAAGATTTTATTGTAGAGTATCTAGATAGGCATCAGCGCAGCAAAGATGCCAAATTGGTTCGCGCGATTCCTGACAGTCAAATCAGACCCACCACTGGATGGTTGTGCCGCATGGCAGACATGGGCTTAGAACTCACTGACAGTGAACAACTCAAACTGAATAAAAGCATTACCGACATTTTGGCCGTAAAACAACAAGCCAAGGCCGAAGAAGCAGCCAAACCTGAGTTGTTTAGACCCACAATTCAAGATCGTCTGCGGGAAAAAGTTGCAGAGTGCGCAGGCGAGCTAGAGGGATTATTTGATGAGTTTGTAGCTGGTGGATGCAAAATTACAGCTGACTTCAAGCCAGTGTCAGTGATCAGAGCCATGAATATTGCTCCACAGATGGTGTCGGATATCCGAGGGGTATGGCAGCGTAGACTAGAAGAGTTCGAAGCAGTGCAAGCAGCGCGTGATGCACAGTTGGTAGAGGGTTATCGCTTTACCAAAATCCAATTGCGTAACATTGTGAAATTCTGCGAAATTGTAATTGACGACTGCGGTGCCTACGTGCAGATCAAAAAAGTAGAACGCAAGCCACGCAAAGTCAAACCCGTAAGTCCAGAAAAACGTGCTGCCAAATTCAAAATCTTGACTGAATTTGCAGAACTCAAATTGAAATCACTGCCTGCTGCCCAACTAGTAGACAAAACTGAAGCCTGGCTCTATGATACTAAAAAACGCAAACTGATTCATGTTGTAGCCGATGAGTATGCCAAGGTGTTTACTGTAAAAAACAACTCAATCATTGGATACAGCACCAGCGAAACGCAACAAAAAACTGTTCGCAAACCCGCAGACGTAGTCAAAGCCATTGTTGCAGCAGGCAAACCAGCTGCTCGTAAAATTTTCAAAGAGCTGACTACCACAGAAACACAATGGAATGCTAGAGGCACAGAAAGTCTTGTGATACTCAAGGCGTGGTAATGACTAAATATAGGATCATGTCCGAACAGCAAGACACACTGCGTGAACTTAAACAAAATTTGATCGAGTATTGCCAGCTAATGCTGGGCAGTCAAATCATTGATCTTGAACTTGATCCAGCACATTTGGAAATTGCCTATCAAAAAACCATAGGCACTTATCGGCAGCGCGCCAACAATGCCTATGAAGAAGCTTACATTTTCTTTTACCTTGTCAAGGATGAAAACATTTATACCTTGCCGCAAGAAGTAATGAGTGTGAGACAGGTGTTTCGTAGAACATTTGGTGATGCCACAG